CTCTTGATACCCATCATTGATGAGAAAGGCAAGATGTGGTCGTTGCAGACGATCATGCCTGATGGATCGAAACGCTTTCTTGCAGGTGGTCGAACAGGTGGTTGTTTTTTTTTAATAGGCACACATTTAATCAAGGAAACAAAGAAGATAGGATTTGGTGAAGGTTACGCAACTTGTGCGACTATCTTTGAAGATCAAAACATACCTATGGTGGTTTGTTTTAATGCAGGTAACTTGTTGTCTATTAATACCAAGTTCATGGAATCCATTCCAAACAAAGAGTTTATTATTTATGCAGATAATGATGTCAATGGTATTGGGGAGAAGAAAGCAATAGAAGCGGCACAAAAGTCTAACGCTGAAGTGGTGATGCCAACAGAAGAAGGCATGGACTTCAACGATCAAAAAGCAATCACTGGTGAGATCATTACCAAGAAGGTGGATGTCCCTGACCTCGTAGAGTTTGAAAAAACTACGCAAGGTCGGATCATGGCTACCACAGATAACTATCATGCACTCATGAAAACTTATGGCATTGAATGTTATTACGATGTGATTAAAAAACGCATTGAGATAGATATACCCAACTTCAAACCCATAGCAGATTTAAAAGACGAAGCACATTTGGTTGAACTAGAAAACTTGTGCATTAAGAATTTTGTACCCCATCAAAGAGTCCGTGATGCGATGAAAATCATCGCCCAAGAACACAATCCTGTTGCCCGTTGGATTGATAGTAAGCCTTGGGATGGTGTGTCTCGTGTCACGGATTTCTGCGATACCGTCACAGCAGAAGACAACAGACTCAAACACATGCTGATGAGAAAGTGGTTGCTATCTTGTGTAGCTGCGGCTTTTGAGGTTGACGGTGTATCGCTAGAAGGCTTATTGGTCTTCCAAGGCAAGCAAGGACTAGGTAAAACACTTTGGTTCAAACGCTTGGCTGAGTTCAACAAAGGTTGGTTACTCGAAGGTGCTACCCTTGATCCAAAAGACAAAGACAGCGTGAAGAAAGCTGTGAGTCACTGGATTGTAGAGCTAGGAGAGTTAGAGTCTACCTTTAAGAAAGCAGACATCAACCAACTCAAAGCTTTCATTACTTCTAAGTCTGATGAGATGCGATTGCCATATGATCGAACTTTTACCAATTATCAAAGACGCACAGCATTCTTTGCTTCAGTGAATGAACCTGAGTTCTTGATGGATGGTAGTGGTAATAGAAGGTTTTGGTGTTTAAAAGTTACAGACATTAATCCGCATCATGGGATTGACATGCAACAAATGTGGGCAGAGGTGAAAGCTACGCTCTATAAACAAGGCGAGAAGAACTGGTACCTAACGAAAGAAGAGAGAGAACTCTTACAAGAATCCAATGAAGGATTCAGAACGCAAGGTGCAGTCGAAGACTTACTCATGCAACATGTAGACTTCAAGCCATTGGAGTCAGAGAAGAAGCCATGGCAACTCACCGCTATGCTCAGAGCTTTAGGCATACGCAACCCAAGAAACATAGACTTCAAAGACGCATCAAGAGTGCTGACTGAGTTTGGTATCGAACCTAGAAAAACCAATGGTAAGAAAGTGTATGATGTTAGCTTGATAGATTTACCTACAGAGACCACCGATGAACCCCTTGCATTCTAGCGATGATAGTGGGCAACCTTGGGCATCAATCGTTGTCTCTCAGCATTTTACGCACAATTTTTTTTGACACATGAGATTTGAGGCATTCACAGATGTATTCACAGAGGAGTTTAAGAGCTTCACTTCAAGGATGTGGCTAGACTATTGTGATGAAACTAAATCACCCTACGCCAAGACAAGAGATTATGCAGGGTATGTGAAGAAGAACTTCAAATGGTTGGTCAGGGAATTCAACAGACGCAATGGTAAAGAGGAACTCAACATTAAATGAAGACATCAAGTGCAAAGGCAAAAGGTAGAAAGTTACAACAGTGGGTGGTCACTAAGCTCATAGAGATACTGAAGTTAGATGCAGAAGACATAGAGAGCAGACCCATGGGTAGCCAAGGTGAAGATGTCATACTCGGCAAGCAATCAAGAGAAGCTTTCCCCTACAGCATTGAATGCAAGAATCAAGAAGCAGTGAATGTGTGGAAGTCATACGAACAAGCAGAAAGCAATTGCAAGGGCTATGAGCCTTTACTCGTGATCAAAAGAAACAGAAGCAAACCCTTGGTGGTCATGGATGCACAAGCTTTCATAGATTTGCATACAAGGATACATACGGAGGGATAGATGGAAGAAGAGAAGAGAGAGATACTGACATCGAATGTGGAGATGACTGAGATAGATCAAAGCATCTACAAGAACTTCGACTTTGACTTTGACGGCACCACAAGCTTCGAGGTACCAAGAATGCCATCGATAGATGGAGAGTTTTCCATTGGTGTCATTTTTGGCTCAAGTGGGAGTGGTAAGTCTACTCTGCTTAAAAGGTTTGGTGAGGAAGAAGAACTGACATGGGACAAGAACAAATCAGTGGTCTCGCACTTCGATAGCGAAGAAGATGCCATTGCTAGACTCAGTGCAGTAGGACTCAACACAGTACCATCGTGGGCAAAGCCAAGACATGTGTTATCGAATGGCGAGGGTTTTAGAGCAGACATGGCGAGAAAATTAAAAGATGGTGCTGTTATAGATGAGTTCACCTCAGTGGTTAACAGAGAGACAGCTAAGTCTTGCTCTGTGGCTTTATCTAAATACATTAAAAGAAACAATCTAAAGAACATCGTTTTGGCTACATGTCATGAAGATATACTCAGTTGGCTTGAGCCTGACTGGGTGTATTGCACTGACACGCAAGAGCTAAAAAGGGGGTCACTTCGGCAACCTATACAAGTTCAAGTATACCGATGCGATAAGTCTTTGTGGTCAATGTTTGCGAAACATCACTATTTAACAGCAGAGATACCAAGTGCTGTGCGGTGCTACTGTTGCTTGTGGGAAGGACAACTCGTGGGCTTTGGTTCTGCGATAAGCTTGCCGGGTAGAATACCACCGCTATACGAGGGTGATGATAGAAACAAGTGGAGAGAATGCAGGACAGTCATACTGCCTGACTTCCAAGGCTTAGGCATAGGAGTACGCTTTTCTAACGCCATTGCAGATATCTTCATCGAAGATGGGTACAGATACTTCTCCAAGACTGCACACATAAGAATGGGTGAATACAGGCAAAACAATCCTCTTTGGCGTGCTACTGCTACCAATTTAAAAGATAGAGCCAAGTCACAAAAGAGAAGCAAGAAAGAACTTTGGCATCATATGGCTTTGGATACGCAAAGAATATGTTATTCACATGAGTATATTGGTCCTGATAGGAAGTCTTATGACCCTGTTTGGAACAAGGAGAAGAATGAATTGAAACAGGCTGATTTGTTTACAGGGTAGGGTAGGGTATGCAAATTAGAAAACTTTTAGAGAAATGAGAACAATTGAGGCTAGGTGTGAGGGTGTAGGGTACTGTAAGAGAGGTGGATACCCTGTGCCATGCCCTAGTCTCGATCCCTTTATTTTAAAGGGTTTTGGGCTTAGGTAGGGTATAGTGTATACATTAAGTAATAATATTTATTTATATAGTATAGAGGGGTAGCTAGTATAGTACTTATATGGTTATAGGAGTATTAGCTAGTTATAGGAAGCCCTACCCCATACCCTCTACCCTTTATTGGATTTAACAAGGAGAAAGATATGTTAATGCAGTTGATGGTAACGGAAGAAGAAAAGAAATTGATGATTGATGCTTTGGCTGATCGTGGCAAAATATACCTTGAGAAAGAAAAGCAAGGTAAAAGGCTAACGACAGACGAGAAGAGAGATTTCAAATCCATTGAGAAGATCGTGCATCAGATAGCTTTTGGGAAGTGAGATGACAGAAGAAAAGAAAAAGAACACAAGCAAATACAAAGGTAGACCGAAGAAAGCTCCGATGAAGCCATTGGTTGAAAGACCCAGTGCTTTTGAAGAGGATACTGAGTTGCAACTGACTGAGATGCAGAACGCTTTCGTTTGGCATTATGTCAATGATAATTGCACACAGACTGAAGCGGCTAGACGAGCAGGCTATGAGTTCCCTGCATCAGCTGCTACTCGCATGATGAATGCCAAGCACAATCCACATGTGGTTAAAGCCATCATGTTGCAGAAAGCAGAGCTTGCACATAAGTATGCGATTACTCCTGAAAAGACTGCGAAGATGTTGTGGCAGATAAGTGAAGAGGCTTACAACAAAGGACAGTTTAATGCGTCAGTGTCAGCCATTCGTGAGTTGAATGAGATAGCAGGGTTGAAGGTAAGAAAGACAGAGAACTTAAATATCACTGCTAACTTGGATAACATGTCGCACTCAGATATAGAGAAGAGACTGAAGGAAATCTTCGGTGGTGACATCGTTGATGCTGACTTCAAAGATATATAAGAAAGTATGACATAAGTATGACACTTTAAACTGTGTCGTTAGCCATTAATCACGAATAAAACCAAGAGGGGGGACTTTTTCCCCCCACAACACGAAAAAAGGTACAAAAATCAAAAAAGCACGGCAAATCAATGACTTACGCATTATTTTTTGTAGGGAAATTCCACACTCTGTACCTTTTTTGTAAAAGCCGTCTGTCCACACCGCTAACATAGATGCAAAAACACGCTGTGTGAGGCTCTGAGAAGCCCATAGAACGGGACTCTATAGGATTTGGAAACAAATCTCCAAAAAAACCAAAAACTTTGACCCTACACCC